CTAGCGAGTCATTCCATTTTTCGGATTGAAGGCTAGCTCAAACAGACCTGTTGCGGCAAGCCCTGCCAGACCACCAGACCATAGGCGAGGGACAAGCGCCAGCTCCGTAAATGGATACGCTACCGCTCCAATTACCAACCCTACGAAAAGCCCGATCAAGGGCACCATGTTTTTGGGCACATTAACGGTCGTCTTTACCAGCTGTACCAGTGCAAGCACTACAACCGCCAGTGTCGATGCAAAGGCAAGTACACTATTCAGCAGATCATTTGTCATGTTGTGATCCTCCTTGAGCTTTTTGTTGGTGTATTTAGATCAGACCTTTACGGTCAAGCACTGTCAACAGGCGGTAAAAGTCGTAGCTTCCACCATCGCTTTCTTGAATCAGTCCAGCCGCTTCTGCCTTTTGGACGGCTTCGCTTGCCCAGGCTGGAATAGGCATCGCATGACTTTGCTCTACCTTTTGCAGACGCTGATCCACACCAGAAATGCTTGTTTTTAAAAGATCACGGCTATCTGTCAATGAAGCAATACGGTCGGATTGTGCCTTGACCATCGCTTGCAGTGCAGCAAATGCTTGCTTCTCCTCTGTCGTCATCGGGTTGTCACCTCCCTGCTGTCCTCCAGTAGCTGTCGTATAACGTGCCTTTAATTCATCCAGTGTTCCGCGATACACATTCACATCGACACCACCACGAATACCGTCCACCTGACCTGAATCTGTATATTGCCAGAAATGCCATGTCTTCCACGCTGGCGCATCGTCTGGAACACGTGTATTGCTGTAACGAGCGATCCATAGATCGTAGCCGCTGAGCGCAGAGCTGAAATTTTGAGCAAACGCATTACCTGTGTACACGATTGGCTTGCGCCCACTTAACCGCTCAACCTCCTGCAAAAAAGCAAGTGCAATCGTATCGATCGCACTTCGGCTCAGATTACCCGGATTATTTTCATAGTCCATCACCGGAGGCAGCTCAAAACGACTAGCCCCGCCCGCAGCCTGCAAGCGACTAACAAAATTAGCTGCCTCCAGCTTCGCATCAGCTACCGTCACTGCATTCACAAAATGGTAGGCTCCTACGAGCATTCCTGCCAGACGCGCCCCATTCACATTGCTCAAAAATTCCTGATCCCGGTAGCTCTTGCCTTCGGTCGCTTTGATAAACACAAACCGCTTACCGGATGCCTTCACCCGGCTCCAATCGATACTACCCTGCCAGTGGGATACGTCGATTCCTTGCACCTGATTATCATTTCTCCCCTGCATACTGACCTCTCCTCCCTTCACAACCTACATCCTAATGATTGTAGTTAACCTGCTATCCCATTGCGGTGGCAGGAAAGAAGACTTGTTCTTCCCTGCTGCATCATACTAAGACCGCTCTGATTCGTGATCACTCCGCTGTGACTGATTCTGCTCTGACACCAATGGAGCAAGCTCAGAGCTACTATTAGCAGCACCGGATTCATCTAGTTCCGAAGAAGGCGGTGGCTCCTCCGATATAGCCGCCTCTTCATCCTTCACTTTGACCGCTTCTGGCTGAGCTTCCTCGATCAGGTTTGGATTTTCCTGCGGTGTTTTTTTGGATTCAAAAATCTGCACCGCATTCCGTAAAATATCTGGCATCGGAAGCCCCATTTTACCCATATTTTCAATGACGGATAATAGCTCGTTCGCCAAATAAAAAAAGACCACTGCATCCTGGAAGTAACGTAAGCTTCCAAGCGCCTGATCAATAAAATGGGCAATCGCTACAACGACAAAAATCGTAACCTTGCGGATGATACCTTTAAAACCAACACGGCTCTTCAGCTCTCCCCGCATCCATGCGGCTGCCCACCCGGACAACCAATCTACAACGACAAGTAACAATAACAGATTGATCAACACATCCCAACCCCCAAACAGGTAGCCCGCAGCACCGCCAAACGCTGTCGAGACTATCTTGATGATTTGCGGCCAAGGCTCCCCCATCCCCTTCCTTCTCCTTTCGGTGTGGTTCTACATTTTACATAGTTGCATAAGATTACATTATAGATGAATCCGACAGGCTTGAGGCTTTACCAGCTTCGTTCTTCTTCAGCATGTCATACTCGGTGCGCAGCTCTTCCGGAATGGAATCCTCTGAACGACGCCCTGCCTGTACAAGCGTCCAATAAGCTTCAGCAAACTTCATTTTTACACTGTTCAAATTACTGACCTCCTTGAGCGATCAGCATCTCGTATAGCGAGGCGATTAGTTCTTTGTTATCGAGATCGGATTGTTCCAGTCGCGCAATTTTTTGCTCCGATGATTCGGTCATCACAAGCTGGAGTGCAGCAATCTCTTCCGTTGACATACCTTCTACCCAGCGAGATTGTTCAAAGTCCCAATATGGCTTATATAAGCCTGATGGAACAGCCTCAGCAATGAGTGTACCTTTATCTCCTAATAATGAAGTGCCAGTAAACGAAACATCAACAAGTACATCTTCGATGAAATGACCATTCTTATCTACGAGTGGTACAGCTTTCATATTTACTACCTCCTTTATTGTTCTGCCTCAAATGTTACTTCAAAAGTTAATGCACCTGTATATGGAGTACCGAATGAGATCAAGACTGCTCCAGAGTCTCTTACGTCTAATGTAATGGAATTGTAGCTACCGCTATTATTTCTACTATTCGCTGTAAATACAAATGAGGAGGCTGGTCGATATCCTTGTGGCAAATAAAACAATACTGTACCTACTGTTGTAACTCCATTAGTCAGCACTCCACTCATCTGTACGATGTTGCTATTACCGATTTTGCGATATCCAGTACGATAACCGGAAATAGCTGTCCATCCATTAAGTAATGTAGGTACAATCCACGGAGAGGAAATTTGAGTTTTTTCAGCTTTTTCCAACTCGACTGCTGACACTCGTCTTGTAGCTTGTTGTACATCACGGATTAGATCGTTTAGAATAGCAAGTTCATTAATAGGTATACTACTTTGAATCACGGAGACAGGAAATTTATCTAATCGGATATAGCTTGCAGTATAGGCTCCAGTCGGGTCATAGTCTAATGCACTCTTCTGTGCCAAAGCGCCTGCTTTAGTAACATTATTTGGATAAAAAATCCATTTATCTAGATATCCATTTTTGTATACACCGATGAAACGATCAATTTTAAATTTGGTTAAAGATGATTCATAACTAGGCGAACCATTATTAATGTTCCAAAGATTATCTCGGTAGGGTTTTACAGGCTCTCTCAAAACTAAGCCACTACCGAGTTCAATAATATTTTCGCCTGCTCCAAAGCTAAGCACACCTTCTGAAGGAGTTGGCTCTATCACTGCTGAAAGCCGCTTATACATTAGCTCATACGGAGAAAATTTGAATGCTAGTGTATTGGGTAGAGTAAACGAACCGTCAGCATACCCATTATCGGAACTAAAACCGTTTGTACGGCGACACCAGGCTTTGTTTGTACCATCGGTACGGTTATAAATATTTGATCCATCCGTGCTTATAGAAGCATCGTACATCTTCCAACCGTAAAAATAGGCTTTGATCTCATCGTTAGTAGGGGTATAATTATCTCCCCATCCTGAATCTGCCGCTGAGACTGTTATCCATAAATCAGAAGTTGTCCCGTCGAGCACATGCGAATCTGCCGAAGTAGCACCACTACCAGCTAACCATCGGGATAATACAACTTTGTTGTACTTAGTGATGTAACCGGTATTAGAAACAGGAGCAGGCACATCTTGCCATGTAACAGCCTTATATCCTGTCCAAGACTGGGCAAAAGCCCACGGCAAGCTACCATCTAGAACAATCTTATTCCAAACACTCGTTTTGTAATACTGCCCATCTGCTCCCTGCTCCAAGCGATCCCGCTCCACATCACTTGTTGGAACAGGCGGCGCAAGTAATTCCGTATCGAATGCTAGCATCGAAGCAATATCCGTTTTCGATGAGTTCGTCCAGCGAATCGCATATGGATTTTTTACTCCGGCGAGTCCTTCTGTATAAGGGTACTGGGATGCTACTTCGTCTGCTGTTAAAGAAGATACGCGAATATATTCTTCATTCGAGATTTCATAGACAGCTACTTCGTCAAAATAAGCATATTCTCCACTCTGTCCCTTTAGAGCCATATAAGCGGAAATTGTATTATTGTTGGACTTTGTACCATCGTATAATGCAAAACAATTAACGAACTTCTCACTCGTTTTAATCAGTGGCAAATTATTTGCAGCATAAGCCACAGTATCAGTAATCTGGATATAGGCACCATCGCCTGACAGATTACCATTTTTAATTACGCCTCTAATCAAATACTTTGCTCCATTCGCACCCAATTTAGGATTGTAAATTGGAACACCTGCTATACCAGTGCCATTATTCGTGATTGTTACTTTTAATCCACTATTTCCAGATACTTTATTGACTGTATCCAATGTGCCTGAAGCATTCAGGAAAAATCCTGGCAATTGCTCAAAGCCGCCTGATCGTCCTGTCAAATTCAGTAGCATTTTTCCCTGCAAAGTTGTTACGTTCACTGGCATATCTCGCGCTACGGTAATTGTTTGTGTACCAGGTTTGAAGGTGATTGTATTCGTCTGAGCCGTATTCAACCTTGGTAACAAATCGCCATCAACCTTATCACTCATCTGATCGGCAAAGGCATCAACCTTATCCCAGTTCGCATTAAGCATCGTATCCACATTAAAATATTGTTCTCCATCTGCGACTGGATCTACTTTGAGCAGATTTAATTTCTCTGTATTACTCGACATGTACGTTTCCTCCTGCGAAATCTGACATTTTTCGTTTTTGAAGCTGGCTGATCGTCATTGCTTGATGAATTTCTTTAATACGTAAATAACGAAATACATAATTAGCTACCAGGTGAGCCGGCTTAATCTGTTTGATCATAGCTTGTAGATCAGACAGATTGGGTGGAACACCAATCGTATCTAAAAACGTAATGGTAAACGACCACTTGGCTGGGTCAAATGTAACCCCGACAGAGCCTCGCTCATATGCAGCTGCTACATTCTTCACCTGCGCGCCTGAGAACTTTCCTCCACCGCGTAATTTCGATTCCGCCACTGCACGACGCTGCTCCAAGGGCTTGGTTGCATCCGGTACAATCCCCAGCTCCTGCTCCCAAAGATCGATTCCCCAGGTCGCCGTACGAACAAAAAACTGCTGGAACGTCTCATCCAGCGCATCATATAACGCGTCCATTTCCGTACCTTTACGATCCATATCCAGACGCATGATGCGGGAACGTTCGTAATAAGCAGGCAAGTACGAGAATAGCTCCGCTCCCTTTACACTCGCAAAAGAAGCCGTACTCGGATCAAGTACTCTATTCGTGGTAATTTCCACATCAGCCATTGACCGTCACCGTCCCCAGCACAGCCACCTGGCTTGCGCCAATTTCGATATTTTTGTCGCTGATACCGTTGACGGTCAGGTTGGAGTAATCGATGATCGGCGGAATATCCAGTAAAATCGCTGCGATTCGTGTATAACGCACCAGCGAATCGGTAAATGCCAGCTGTTTGAGATAGCTCGTTACTCCATTTTGAATCAATGCCTTTACACCTTCCAGGGTTGCATCACTGGCCAGTGTAAGCTGCACGCTAATATTGATCGCAACCTCCTCCGCTGGCATCACCGTGACGATCGGCCCTGCGGGTGCTGTGCCTTCACCCTGTCCATCCTGTGTAGGGTCGATATACTTTTGCACATTCGCTACAATCTCTGCATTGGCTGCACGCTTATCGGTATCCAGCACATACATGCCGACCGTGCCTGGCCCCTTCCATAACGGAATCACCCGACTGGCCCCGACACCCGCAATCTCACTTGCCCACTGCATATATTGTGCCTTATTTCCACTGGTACCCTGGTTACGTACCTTGGCATAGAAACGCTCCAGCAAGGAGACATCGCTCTCCACATCTGCACCGCCTGTAATGGCAGCTGGATTGGTCACTCCAGTCACACCATTGACCGCAGTCGATAAAATGGTAATCGTTCCCGCAGCGACATTACTTGCTTTACCAGCAACAAGTGCACGAATCGGCACATCAGCTGTACCCGATGCGTTCAGCATCACAGCAGCAGTCGTTTCGTATTCCTGTGAAGCCTCGTCAGATACGTCATCAGCAGGCGTAGCAACCACTGTACCTGCTGGTATCATTTTGCCTGGCTCACCTGTAAAGCGGATCGTACCGGAAGCAGAGACTGCTGCGCGGCGAGTGACGCCATGCTCAGCAGCACGCAAGTCCAGCTCCTCCGAGCGATAGCTATCGTCATTGCTTGCTGCGGTACTGGCAAAGCCCCGGTGTAGCAGCTCCTGCGCCCAGATCGCTGCCTCAGATAGCATAAAGGCGACCGGCGCTCCAGCGTCCCAAATAAAAGAACCTTCGGATTTATCGATATCCGAAGGCACTTTGTCCAGCATACGCTGCATAATCTGTTCTTCTGTTTGTCCATCCAGATAATAAGGAAAATCTGCCAATTCAGATCACCTCGCTTTCCAAAATTTCAACATCGTCCTGTACGCTCGTAATACGACAGGTCATCTGGCAATGATCCTCCGCCCAGCTAAAGGTAAACTGGTCTACTGAAGCTGTACGCGCATCGACCAGCAACGCTTCGGTCACCATACGTGTCAGTTCACTTTCCAGCACTGCACGTCCCTGACCTGTACCGATCAGCGTATCCAGCTCACTCCCGTAATCACGCGAATAGATCACATGCCGATAACGCGGCGTGAGCAATGCCTTATGGCACCACTGTACCCATGCTTCTTTGCCATCGGCAACAGCGACGCGTCCACTCGGTGTCATTACAAAATCACCTGCATCATAGTCGTACCGCCAGCTACGTCCAAACTCAATATCATTACGATCGGCAGCCGCTACCGCCTCTTCATCGCCCCAGATAAAATCATCTGTGCTCGGAAATAAATTAGCCACCTGCACTCACCACCTTGCATACGATAACTACATCATTGCCGCTGTTCACACGCATGGCCAGCACACGGTCGCCTGGCTTCAAGCCTTGCTGTACATGTAGCACCGTATCCTCCACCTCGGATTCATCAAATGCATAATCGCTTAGCGTAGCGCCTCCATGAAACGTACCCTGTCCTTGCGGATGCACACTACCTGTATAGATGCGTTGTGGCATTTGCAATAGACCTGGCAGCTCGGCGACCATATAATCCTGAATTTCATGCTTGAAGTCGTCCAGCTTCACACCCGATGCAGTCATTGTACCCAATACCGCACCCAGACCACTCACTGCCTGCTGGGTATGCTTGGACATTGTGGAACGCATCACATCAGCAAAATGTCCGTATGGATCTTTTTTACTCAAGATAATACCTCCTTCTGACATAATCGCGAGTTGCCAGCTCTAATGTCATGGTGCCAGGATTGCCCAGATCATGACTCACCGTCATGACGATCAGATTCATGCCGCTTAATATGACCGCATCACCTGCACGGATCGTATTGATATCTGGTGCGGTTACGGTAAATGTCTGCTGTATGCCTGTGAGCATGTTTTTGGCGTGTTTTTTGGCAGCGTCTGCGGTTTTGATCTGGTCATCGTTCACATGCTTTTGTAGCGTACCAAGCGTAGCGGTGTCTTTGGATTCTACAGCTAGTACTTTAGAGGGGACCTCTTTGCCACTCGTCGTTTCATTGGCAGCGAGTACTTTAACTTTGGTAATCGCGCCTTCTAGCGTACGCAGCTGGGTTAGATCAATAAGACGATCTAGCTGGAGCACCTCACTATTGCTGCCCAGCTCAAATAGCTCCAGCCCGCGGCTCGTCATACGGGGATGGAACATGGGACCACCGGATTTGGCAGTTTCTTTCAGATCAGCGAAAAGCATCGAAAAGATCGTTTGCGATCGGTAAACAGCTTTGCCTAATTTGGTCTTCGTGTCTGGAATTGTACCAAGATTGATTTTCCAGTCCTTCGCATACGTTTTGAGTCGTTGACTCGCTGTCTGGTCTTTTGGTAGCAAATATTCATCCTCAGACTTCTCCAAATAGATCATCCGATCGTAAACGGTCATATTCAAACGTTTACTTCCGCTATTCGTACTTTCAATCTCCCAGATGACTCCTGGATGCAAGATTGGATGCAGCTCCTTCCTACCAAATGGGACACCGCTGATTCGAATGTCCATTCCTGGCGATAAGGCTGGTAGACCTGCACCGCTTCGTACCGCCAAACGAATGCTCGCCTGATACGCAATCTGATCCAATGAATCTTTGAGACTGATTGTCTCTACAAGCGAGGTTAGATCATACTGATTTTTCGCAATCACCTTGTAGCTCATGATGGCATCACCAGCTTTTGCCCTGGTTTGATACGGTTAGGGTTACCGCCAATCACCTTTGTATTAAGCTTGTAAATGGCATTCCATTTCGAGCTATCGCCCAGCTCTAGCTTGGCGATTTTAGATAGGGAGTCTCCCGCCTTGACGGTGTACGTTTTTCCCGTTTGCTTGAGATCGGTACGAGAACCGGATTGTCCAGTCGTTTTACCTTGAGAAGCAGTTTTTTTAGTCTGCACCTTAGCATCCCGCCATGTACGAAAAGTCAGGTCAAATGAGATATCGTCTGGCTCACCGCCACGAAAGGTTGTGTTATATGTGATTAAATACACAGGTACGTTAACGCCAGTGCCCGTGATCACGAGCTGCGCAGGCTTTTTGGAGATGAGAAACTGATTGAGCTGATTGGTCGCTGCCTGTGGAGTCGGCAAATTACTGTATCGACAATAGGACGGATCGTAATCCTTGGGGAAGAAGGACGAGAAACTGATTTCCTTGATCTTATCGCCTTGAGTAAAATCAAATTCGCCATATTCCAGCATATTGATCGTCTCATAGCCTTTAGAGCGAGAGATCGTAATTTCTTCTGGATTGACAGGGAAGTGGAAAAAATTTCGTGTACCGTCGATCAGGTAGATATCCATGGTGTTCCTCCTTTCATCTAATAATAAAATAGTTACTGGGCAGCTTGAGCAGGAGGTTTCTGATTTTCTAGAGCCTTTCTAACCTCAACCATAATTCGTTGACCGACTTGATTAGCAAGCAGGTCATAATCAATTTTGTTTTCCTTCACAGTAACTTGAACAGCACCTGCTGGAACATTAACAGCTATATTATTTGTAAGTTCAGTTTTAAAATCTTTTAGCATTCCTGAAATTGTTCCCATTTGCGCATCACTCAGCTGTACAACAGATTGGACACTTGTTTTTGTTGTAGTTGTAATTGTGGTCGATGGTGTGACCTTGTTAGCATTTTGTTGAGCCATAGCCTCTACTTTTGGCTTCATGTAATTCTCAACATTTGGTACAATGTATCGATCTGCAAATGATGGTCTAGGTGCTAACATCATGCTTGGTATTTTAGGTGGACCTTCAGGGAAACCAGTTACATGCGAAAAGTCAATAGGGGGCATAGTATTGCCATATTTTAGACTTTCCGTAACTGTTTTATCTAATGGCACGCTAGGAGAATCAAACAACTGTCCAATCATCCCCCCAACTTTATCTCCTAGCAAGCTTCCTCCAACACCTAAGCCTGCTCCTAATACAACATTGCCAAGCACGGGTACTACTGACCCTAAAACTCCACCTAAAGCTACGCCAATTGCTCCTCCGGCAGCTGATCCAATAGCAGCTCCTCTTTGTTCATTATTTTCTGCGGTCGCAAAATTTATAGCATCAAACGCATATCCTAAGGGTCCTAAAAATTTAGAAAATCCTTTTAGAGCTTTCCCTGCACCTTCAGAACCTTCTGCGATAACTCTGGAAGTTGAAGATGCAGAAGATGTAGAAGCACTAGGTGCAGCTGAAGCATTGTCAGTGCCTAGCAAACTTTTAAAACCTCCTGAAATATTCTCAACTATTCCCTTACTACCTCCTAATATGCCTGAGAAGAAAGTTCCTGATTGACCTAAAATATTACCTCCTTCTTTAATGATTGTTCCCCATTTTAGTATTTTCCCGGCTTTTGTAGTAGGTGTTGATTTCCAAGCATCACGAAGCTTTTTACTAGACTCTACAGTTTCACCAGCGGCTTTAATACCACCACCTAAATCTTTAAGTCCTGTAGCAGTACCAATAATATAATCTAGTAGCCCCTTAGGTTTGCTAGTAGAACTTCCACCTGCCGAGCCAATTTTACTACTGAGATCATTAATAGCAGCAGTATTGGTATTGAGTGCCGTAATCCATCCATCCATATTTAAGCCTGTAATGGTCGTAGTAGTCGTTGTATCCACTTTGGTCATGACTGTTGCAGCAGCAGGTATTGCTTGCATTTTAAAATGTATATTTGCTTTTGCTACGACTGCATACGAACTTACCTCTTTCAATTTTTTTAGCAGTCGTTCCAATGCTGGTGTAGCCTGATCAATTAAATAAACAGTCGGCGTGACCCGTAATCGTCCTACGCGCACAGCCAAACTATAAATATTACCAAGATGACGTTCCATATATTTCAATTCAGTATTTACTTTAATTAAACTCTGGTATCTCGCTCTGCCGAATTGTTCTGCTGCTCGCTTCACACTATCAATATAGCGACTGGTAGCACGCAGTTCATTATTACCTTTAACGAGATCCTGAACATCAGTTACTAAATTGACCTTATAATTTTTGGAATCCGCCACTTTTTCACCTCCTTATATCATATATGCCTCTACTTGATTATTTAGATGAAGATGCACTGATGGATTCCAGCTCTTGCCGAGTAAATGCCAATAGAATCATACGCTCTCCCTTTGGCAAATGCCAAAAGTCGCCCGGTCGGAGATGATGACGTGTCCACATATGGTACATCATCGTCGTAATTCCGCCGGTGTGGATTAGTTTTTTAAGTCTTCAAGCTCCACACCAAAACCAGATAGCTCCAACACTTTATCTCCAACAGCATTCAGTTCTCCCGCTAGTAACATACGACGTACTGCTTGTTCGCCACCAGACAGCTTCAAACGACTTGTAATACGTGGATCGCCCCAGCCATTCAGTGAAAGTCCTTTAACTTCTAGCTTTGCAGTAGCTTCTGAAATCAGTAATGCATTGAAAGTTTCTCCATCCACCTTCTCCTCCGTCCGCCCTTTCACCGTCTTCCGCACCGTACAACGCTCCCGAATGCTATCCACCTTACTCGAAGTCAATCCACGCAGTGTCATCAGCATATCCAAACGCTGAATACGCACCGTTTCCTCCGGTAGCTTATCCGCTGCTTCAAACAGACTGTCCAAAATTTGTTCCTCTGACATATTTTCATTCAAGCTCATAAGTAAATGCCTCCCGTAAAATAATAGATATTGTATTCGCACAGCAGCCTATCCACTGGCAAGATAAAGAAAAGGCACAGCGATACATGGCAAATCCGCTTAGCTTAGCCGATCTGCGCTATTGTGTGCCATACCTTTTTCTTTATACATTGCTGTCACGATCATACGCTATTGTGCATCACCATTTATTACCATCTATTCAACCGCGACTTCTTTCCCACCAAATAAAAGCTCCGATCAGTTCGCTACGATCGGATCAAGCAGCTCGTAGCCTTCAAATGTAAACGTCGTTTCCTCCGGTACTTCCTCGCCAGCTGTCCAGTTAGCAAGCTGGATTTTATCAGCCATGCAGCGGATCAGGCGTACGCGCTCGTGACCGTAGGATTCGGGATCGTCCAGCTTGGAGATGATGTCGAACTTCTGGAAGCCACGTTGAATCATATCGGACGTTACTTTGTAACCGGTCATCGTGCCAGTGCCTTTTTTCACGCCATTTTTGTGCACTTTCCAGTCATTACCGACCAGATTCAGCTCGCGCTTTTCAATCTCCACGCTTGCTTCCAGCTTGTTAATATGTGTTTGCCACACACCATCAATGTGCAGTTGTCCATGTGTACCGAGAATTACTCTTGAAGCGTCCAGCATAGTTTGTTCCTCCTCAGGAATCGTTAGTATGGTTGTTGGGTATTGCCTTTATTGCGTAGATTCAATCGCCAGCTGTCACTGATTACTGCACGTAAAATGTGCCAAACAGCTGCTCCATCACATCCGTCAGCTTCACATTCCATTGCAGGAATACTTGATCTGCCTCTGGCTTCTGGACTGGCGCATCGCCATAATAAGCCGGGTCGAGAATGACATCAAAGCCAGACGCTTCAATTACACTGCTCTGTGCCAGCAGACCGAGATAGTCCTTCATCGCACCGATCAGCGCAAGTCGACCTTCTTCAGTATTGTTTACCTTGCCGATATAGGAGTCTTCAGCTGCACGCTGCAAATCGCTGTTAATCGCATCCATTACGCGAATAGAGCGAATTTTCTTCCAGGCATTGTTCTGACCTGCACCTGGAATAACGAGACTGTTCACACCGCGCAGTGCCTTCACCTGACGACCATCGTGGAAGAAAATGAATAAACCATTTTTCACAGCCTGCTCCTGCTCAGAGCGTGTCCAGCGGCGAGTCACATCGTCGAATGGAGCGACATGATAGGTGGTCGATTCGTTCAGACGTTGACCAGCGATCAGACCTGCCACATAGGCGCTCGTTTGGGCAGAGCTATAATCCGTTGTACCGATTCGTACACCTGTACCAACGTTGATCACACCTTCATGGTTCAGCGCGAGGGAGCGTGTTGCTGCGGTTGTCGCTGCTTTGGAGGATACATCGTCCGCTGCACTACCACCCACCACCATCGTGATGCCTTTGCCTTCGCTACGTACACGTTTTACCCATGCCGAGAAGCTTTGCAGCAGTGCAGAATCCGCCGCAAAATCCAGTGCGAGCACGTCAAAGTTCTCTGCCTCCAGTGCTTCTTGAGCTGCAATGTAGTCCGCATTGATCAGACCTGCGTTACCGCTCATGCCACCTGCAAATGCAGCTGTTGCTACATTCGACAGCACGCCACCCGCACCCAGCACAGATGCAATCACATAGGCGTTATCAATGTCGCCATTGATCTGTGACGCAAAATCTGCTGCTGTACCGGAAGCCGATACATACGAGCGAAGCAGACGTGTGCCTTCATACAGGTGCAGCTCCTGCTTTGTGCTGTCCGCAATGCTTGGCTGTACAGTGATGCTAAAGCCATTGCCGCGTGTACCGGTATATTTGGCTTCCAGCTTCAATATAGCTGTCGTATCTGCATTCAGACTGATACTTGCAGCCTTTGCTGTATCGTCTGCCAGACGGTAAGCGAGCAGCTTTTTCGGGCCACCCAGCAGTGCCAGATACAGCGAACCATATGCGGTTGCACCATTATCACTGTCACCTGAGAATGTGGTCGTAATCGCTGTTTCACTACCAATTTCAACAAATTGCTTTTCCGGACCCCAGTTGCTTTTGACCAGAACAACTACCGTACCACGGTCGCCGCCCTGAATAGCCGAAGCTGCTGCCGCCTGAAAATTCATATACAAACCCGGTAATACCGGTCGATTCGTGCTTTCCCAAGTTCCGCCTGCCATATTACTCCACCTTCGCTTTCATAAATTGTTGGATGTTTGTGTGTACTTCTTCAATCGTAAATGTGCGATCTGCTGCATCATGGAATACACCATGCATGACTTCCGGTTTGACACCAAATGTCGTTTGCGCATACGGTAGCAGCTCCTGTAGCGAATAACGCGCCTGCTGCTTAGCCGATACCTCGGTCGTTACCGTCATGGAATCAACCTCATTTCTGTTCATAATCTCAAAAAGATGCTGCGGGTGCTGAGCAAGCATGCGCTCACGTTGTTTTGCTTCGATACGAATCCATCCGCGTGCACGCTGCAATAACCGATGGAGCATCGTATCCTTACTCATCCAGCACCGGATTCTGATGCACCTCGCGAATAAGCGGTGCATTGGGCAAATCGCGCGATGTGCGCCGGAAGAGGGTCAAACGAATTTGCCCATTCAAAAAAGCATCTGCCTGTAAATCCGCAGATGCCTCACCCACCGTCACATAACGGCGCTCTTCCTTATTTAGCGGTAGCTTTACCACTGCATTCAGCCGCTCTACCAGCTCGCCAGCGATACGCTTGTTCTGTTGCTCGCTGGTGCCATACACATGACCGACCCACTGCTTACGCAGCTCAAAGGCAGATGTGCCTGCTGCTGTACTGCTCACCCCCGTCAACCGCCACAAAATCGATGGCGCTACATAACCGGATGGCCAGGCATCATTATATAATGTCCAGCCTGTGCCCAGCTGCTCACTTGTCCAGCGATTAAGCGCGTCCAGCCAAGGATCGGTAGGTTCGATCTGCTCGATTAACGATGTAGCTGTCGCTGTTTCTGTAACCGTAGTTGTATTTGACTCCGCTGCTATCACCCTATCTTCTTCGTCTGTTGGCTCTGGTACATACACACCAAAGCGGATCGGTCTTGTTAGCAGCGCGCCAGCCAGATCGAGATGATCGCTATCCGCTGCTCCTAAATATACACAGGTAAAGGCAGCTCCAGTGTCATCGACCAATCTCGTCTGATGCAGCTTACGAATCAACACATCACACCAGGCTTCCACCTGCTCCATCCCGCCTGCTGTCGGTGCAGCGTATGGCCATATCTTCACAATCCGTCGGTAGCCCGCCCAGGATGACTTTTGCACTTCCTCCGCAAAGGTAATCACTGCACAGGGGCCAGCGAGTGCCGCCGTAACGGGTAGAATATCCAGTACCTTGCCCTGCCATGCTGGAATGAGCTCAGCCAGCTTCGCCTTCAACGTTGCTCTGATCTTCGGAATCCTGCTCACCTCCTTTCTTGCAGATTCAAGCTTATACAACAAAACAGAAATGAAGCACAGTCGCAGCGTACCGCATTAAAAAGGACCAGCTCAATTGGCTGGCCCTGTACATTAGCGTATGTGCTTTCGGTGATGTGCTCCTTTGCTTCATTTCCGATAATACAATAATACACCGGTTCTCTCCTAATGGAGACGGTGTATAGGACGGAAAAAAGACGATTATCAGTGGAAGTATGCGAGATTATGGAGTGGGAGGAGAGTAAAAAAGAAGTCCCTTTTTGTATAAACCTTGATACAGTGCGCATTTATAATAAATAAGAGCTTCTAGCACTTATGCCAAAAGCTCTTTCATTAATTTCTAATTCAACAAATAAGGATTTTTCGATAATCAATAGCTTAATGTTCATCTTGGCTTGAGACGAATCATATACCTCCAGTATTACTTTAAATGAAATGTACCTTTTTCATTTTACTTCTATTAGACTACACCGCCGCTGGCGCCTGACTCAAAAACAAGCTCGAATACAAATAAGAGACCATCCCAAAAATCGGAATACACCATAGCACCATCGGCGACTCAAACGCATCGGGTAATGGAAGGGCGCTCATAACAATTCGGGTTAGCAGCAATGCCGCTATATTAAATAGAAGAAACTGAAGCAATACACGCCGAATATTGGAACGAATCCAGCTGTTCAGCGGTGCAAGCACGATCAGACCGTAGCTTACAATCGGAATAAAGAAAAGCAAAAACAGCATCAGCTGCTCTCGCAAACTAACCGTCTCCAGCACCATCGTCTGCTGCAAGGCAAAATTCAAATAGATCGCTCCAAACAATCCGACCAGTAGCGACACAATTGTACTATCAAACAGCCAGGCACGACGGACATATGTGGACCAGACGCGCTCTGATCCAGATGGGGTAGTGGCAGGCAATTCACTTCTCACAGAACAATAACTCCTATCTATACATAATTATGTAGGTTGCACAATTTATTTTTACCATAAAATAACATAAATTAACGAAATATGCTATCCATTCTCCGATTATGGTGACTTTTTACCCGTACAGTATCTTTCTCTCTATGTGTACATAACCGGAGCATACATGCTTCGAATCAGATAAATAAAAAGACTGCCCGGCTTCTGGGCAGTCTTTCCACTTCTGCAAACAGAGTATTCTATTATAACGAGCTACAACTCATATCCGCACGACGCGCACGCTTCTTCGCTGGCGCCAGCTCGTCCAGACGAATCATACTGCTATCGGCAAAAGCTAGTGCCAGCTTATAAAAGGCTTTGCTGCGAATTTTTACGTAGGTGTCCTTGCTGATCGGCGGATCAAACAGATGACTGTACACCTTGTAATCAAACACATCATCCTGCTTCAAATACCGTTCACGAATGAGTAGCTGCTCCCGTTCACTCAGGCGAGCTACAATCGCCTCCACACGTTCGCAATAGGCACGTCGTGCCGCAGGTGTATCTACATTATAAATGGCTGCGCCAGCGGTCGGATCACTGGTGACATTGGTTGGGCCATGCATTCTCGCTTCATAGGAAGCAGTAAGTGATGTTTCACGAATTTCAAATGTGATTGTTTTATAAATACGATATTTTTCAAATACAGCCTCCACAGCAGTACGGGTCTGACGGCGGTCTAGCTCGGGTAGGGAAATCATCGGGTTCATTGTACAACACTCCTTTGGTGTGATAAGTGGGGCTAGCATGAAGGAACGGTCAGAGACAGTAGATACTGACGATATTTAATTTTGCCTTTTGGCAATAAAAACACAATAGCTTGGTGGACGATAGACGTTTTAAAGCTTAGTTTCTATCATCTCAATTCCAATTTTTTGGTAGTGTTCGTATTTTGTTCGCATTTCGTATATTTAAGATATCATGTCTATTCATTTTCGTAAACCGCCAAATTCAGCAGTTTTTCCCATTCAATCCTTCATTTACTCTCTTTTCCTCACTCGATTATGCCTTTTGGCAAAGAGTACATTTCCAATGTTTACCTAATGGCAATAATGGGGTATAGTTAAAGAAGGAAGATATACGGAGCTGGAACGGATCATTTGTCATATACAGCTTTGATATTGCAGTCTACGGTGCAAGAGGCCGGGAGAAAGGATGTTTTGTCAGTGGAGCAATCTTCATTTGGACTATATTTGAAGCATATGCGTGAACAGAAAAAATGGAGCATTAACCAGCTGGCAGATGCAGCCGGTATTAGCACCTCCCAAATCTCGCGCATTGAAAATGGAAAGCGCGGTGTTCCTAAGCCACAAACGATTGAAAAGATCGCTGGTGCGCTGGGCATCTCCTATGCCGAAATGATGGATCATGCCGGATATTTGCGTCCTGAAGAGCATACGCAGATTCCAGAGTGGGCAAGCTCTCGCGATAAGCGTGATTTTAAAAAGATGCTGGAAGAAGACGGAGAATTAATGTTCGATGGCGTTCCACTGGATGAAGAAGACAGACAGCGGATCAAGGATGTGCTGACCGGATTATTCTGGGAAGCCAAGCATATGAACAAGCGTAAGCCGGTAACCCCTGCTCCCAAGGAAAGGCGTGGCTCCTGA